AAATTTGCACTGTATTCTCCTAACTGTGTTGTGTCTATTGCATTGTCAATGTAGTGCTGTAAAACATTGTCAAGCATGGTTATTAAATCTTCAATGAATAAGTCATCTTTTGACCAAGCATCAAAGTGTTCTAAGTTTACAGAAGATAAACAACATACTGCTGTTCTCTCTTCATCTGTTGGTAAAGTAATCTCTGAGCATAGGTTACTTTGTCTAATTCTAAGACCTAAGTCTTTTTGTTTTTGAGGTAAAGCATCGTTACAAGTATCAATGTTCACCATATAAGGCTCACCTGTTTCTGCTCTAGCATTTATTATCTGCCACCATAAATCTCTAGCGTTAATAGTCTTAACTGCTTCGTTAGTCTTAGGGTCTATCAATCTCCAGTCTTCATCTTTTTGCACAGCTTCAAGGAAAGCATTTGTAATGTTTACACCGTTATGAAGATTAAGATTCTTTCTGTTTATATCCCCACCAGATTCTTTTCTCATGTTAATAAACTCTTCAATCTCCGGATGACTTATATCCATATAAGCCGCATAGCTACCACGTCTTGTAGTGCCTTGATTGAAAGCTAACATCTGAGAATCAACTACATGCATGAAAGGAATTGAGCCAGTAGAACGAGAGCCATGAGTAGTAGATATACCATTACTTCTAATATCTCCCCAATATCCACCAATGCCTCCACCTGAACTTGCCAACCAAATATTCTCGTCATAATGATTAGATAAGCCACTCCTACTATCAGGAACATAATTAAGAAAACAACTGATAGGAAGCCCACGAGTTGTTCCCCCGTTACTAAGTATAGGAGTGCTGAACATGAACCAACGAGAGGAACTGTAGTTATAAAGTCTTTGAGCCAACTCAAAATCTGTCTCACCTTTGTAGGTTGCTCCGAAGACTGAGGCTCTTGCGAATGCTTCTTGGGCATGTGTTTCTCCTTCCCAAAAATATCTATCTTTGAGTGTATCTAAACTAAACTTATCAAATGTTTTTTCTTTATCGTAATCTATTGTAATACCTAGGTAAGGTTTCTTTCCTATCTTATCTTCAATCATTATCTTTTTCCTGTAAATATAAAGCTATTATAGCATAGTGAATTATCTTACGTAAGTCATCTGGATTATTACCGTGCTTCTTTCCGTATCTCATTGCATACTTCATAATGTTTCCAACACAGAAGCCTTCTCCATGTCCTGTATCTAATATAATATCAGTAGCTTGGTACTTACCATTTGCATAGTGTTGAGTATATGTATTACCTATGTAAGCTTTTATTTCATTTAATATTTTATCTTCTCTAAATTTATATTCCACTTTTCCATTCCTCCGGTAGTGTCTCTTCACTATACCATGTGAAGTCGTTTGTCTCAGCCCACTCAGCATGGGTTCTTTTTGTTTTATCTTTTCTTACTTTAGCACCCGGCATTGGAGAGAAAGGTTTCTGAAATAAAAACACTAACTCATAACTCTTAGGTAAAGCTTCTCTTATATGTATGTACTTACTATACTCTGCATAGTCCCAGAACCTACCTTTAGCTTCTAGTAAAATTGTTTTACCGTCTATAACCTTTACAAAGTCAGGCTCGTACTTATGCTTAACAACATAACTAATGTTATCCCAGTGATGTTTCCATTCCTGTAACAAAGTCTCATGTAGTGTCGCTTCCCATAAACTATCATAGCCTTTAGGAACATTTACTTTTTTAGGTCTTGGCTTTCTTGGTACTCTTCTAGGCATTAAGTTGTTCCAAAGTAATATTTGGATTCTTCTTAACTTTTTTATAGAACCATCTTAAACTATAAGCACTTAACATAAATCTATTATTTGCAAAGATATGAGTTTGTTGAGGTAAGAACTCATCTAAGTTTTTCTTAGTTATCTTAGTAGCATCTTCTCCTTCTGGAACCATAGTCCTTATCCAATTGATAAGTAACTCTTCTCCTTTGCGTCTTAATCTTTTAGCTTTTCTTCCGTTCATATCTGTGTTACCTCTATAACATTAGGAACTTTAGGTACTTGAGTTAGGTATCTATATCCTGTTGAATATTTAAATACTCTTAAACCTTTACCATCGTTAGCATCTTTATGACACTCATGTTTAAACCTACACCAAGTACAACCTTTTGCAAGTTTCATGTTACCGGACTTACCATCTGGAACATCATCATAACATTTATCAGGTGGGGTAGTTAGCTTAACAGCCTTTTTAATATTAGTTATTTTCTTTTTAATATTAGGCTTATCAAAGTTATCAGGTTTAAACATAGCTAACTCACCAGACTCTTTATTCAGTGCAAGGAACCCACCGTGAGTAGTTCCTTCTGCTGATTCGTAACCTGCTAGTTGAGCCATGTATCCAAACGGGTCATCCTCTGCTAGAGTACCGTCTTTAAATTTCTTAAAAGCATAACTAGAAGCAGTCTTAACATCAACAACTTCTCCATCAATAACACAATCCATGTGTCCTTTAATTCCAGAAACTGTTATCTCTTTCTGTTCGCTAGTAACTTCATGTCCAGATAACTTAACAAGAAATAAAACTATCTCTTCAAGTAAGTGTCCATATAAAAACTTAATAAAAGTAGGCGGAGAAATTACCTCTGTATTATCAGATTCAGAGTTCATCTCATACCATAATTGTCTAGGTTGTTTACCTATGTTAGACATTCTTAAACTAGGTTTACCACGTGGACTAGGATGTGACCAGTCGTATAGAATCTCTTTCATAGACTCCCCAAACTGCTCTATTGTGTCTTCATCTATGTTAAGATGTTCACCTTTTCCTAATGCCGACAATTCATTATATATGTCTTCTACTAATGTGTCAAGTGTTTTCTTATTTTTTTTCATTATGTTCTACCCATCTTAGTTTTCTTGTATCAGGTAGGTACAATAATAATTGTACACCTGCTTTAATTTGTTTATCACTTCTCGTTGTTCTTGATGTATAAGTGTCTTCTTTTCTATAATCTTTTCTAGCACTCTTAACATCTATTAATATTATATTTCCTTTAGAGTCTCTTGCAACTAAATCAATATAGCCATCACACCCACAGTTTTTAAATACTTCATATCCATTATCCCATAACCAAGTAACTGCATAATATTCTGCCATATCTCCTTTTCTATTGGTAGAATGTTTTTTCTTTTTAACCATTAACTATTTTCTATTTTAAAACAATACCTTTTAAAAGTTTCTATAGGTATTAGACAAGCTACTTTGGAAGCTGTATCTCCTTGACCTGTTAATGTTCTAGAATTAATATTGTTTACAGTTATACATTCAATTATTTTTATAGGTGTTATCCATAATAATTCCAAGCCTGTATACACCACCCAAAAATCTGCTTTGGTTGTAAGAAGTGCTGAAGGTTTACCAAACATCATAAGCTCTATAATAATATTACCAGTCTCACAACTTCTATAGTCTCCTTTTATTTCTAATTTTTTATTAGTTTCTGGTATGAACAAATCATAATCTTTAAACTTACCATCTATTAAAACAGAGCAAGGGTATTTTTGTCTGCAAATATCTAGTATCTTTTCTTCTATCTTTCTTCCACGTTGTAAATCTTTTTTAAAATTTTCTGTTGAATTAATGGGTTTCACTCCAGTTGTCTCCTATCTTGTATTCGCCATCCAACGGACAACGAAGATTAAAATGTGTTCCGGCTTTTACTATACTCTCTACAGCTAACTGTCCTACCTTATCAGCATGACACTTAGGAACTTCTATCTGCCACTCATCATGTATGTTAGCTACGAACTTATATTCCATAGAGTTTAATCTTAGTACATCATCTAATAGAACCAGTCCCTGTTTCATTACAATAGCACCGGCACCTTGTAGTAAAGTGTTCAATGCTGAGTGTTGGTTACGAACATATAATTTTCTACCATCTAATCCTTTGAGATAATTTTTTGTTGAAGCTCTTTGTACTCTGTCTCTAAGAGATTTAAATGTAGGTTTATTATCAAAGAAATATTGTCTAGCTCTTTTACCATCTGCTGTAGTTCCTCCAACCACAGAGCCAAGCTTTTCATCTCCGGCTCCGTACATGAGTGCATAGATGAATGTCTTCGCCTTATCTCTTGATTCAAGTTGTGCAAGTTTTTGATTAGAGGTGTGTATGTCTCCGTTAATGATTTCATTTGTGTATTCCTCGTCATTCATATAGTGAGCCAACATTCTAATCTCAAGACCAGAAGCATCAACTCCAAGTAAAACATTACCTTCGTCAACAGTCCAACAAGCCCGACATTCTTTTCCGTATGGGCTATAGACTGCCGGTACCTGTGCCATGTTAGGATTTCTATGTGTCATCCTACCTGTGATAGCACCGTTAGGTATTACAAAGCCATGTACTCTACCATCCTCTTGTACTCCTTCAACCCAAGAATCAACTTGAGCTATACGCTTTTGAAGTAGTAAGAAGTCTGCTATAAGTTTAGCTTCGTGTATGTGTG